TTTTTTAATTATTTATGAATTTAATACGCAACTTATTCCAGTGGTTGCGGCACTTCCAGTTGAAAACACTTTTTTAACAATCATTGGAAAAGGTACACCCGCAACGATATAAACATCCTGCGCTCCGAATCCGTCTATTGTAGTTGTGTTGGTATCTTGGCACCATGCAGGCAAAACTCTATAAGTTCCTGATGTGGTCACATTAATACAACCTTGTAATCTTGCTGCACTTTGAAAATCTGCTACTTTTCTAAAGGTTATTGGTGTTGTATTTGCACCGCCTAAGTCAATAGCCGAACCGCCATAAGTTAAAGCTACTTGAAAGTTGTCGCCACTTACACCAACGATAAATAAAACCGCGTTAACTGCCAACCCAGTTCCAGTAATTGTGCCTAAGCTATCAATTACTATTTGGTCGCCATTTGCTAAACCTGAACTTGCCAAAGTGAATAAATCACTTGCTATTGTTGCGCTGCTTGGTGTTTGTGGCGTTCCGTTTTCAGTCACCCAATCAATTCCAGTGATATAGGTTGTATTATCGGCCGTAACTGGCACACTTCTATTTGCTATCGAATATGTCGTGTTCATAATTTTTTTATTTGTCCTATGTGAGGAATCGAACCCCGCCTAACCATTCATAGGTGCGTAGATAAAGTTGTTTCTATATGGTTGTAAAAGATATTCGCTCGCCATTGGAATCTCATTTACTTGTGTTCCCGTAATGACATCCTGGCGATTCTCGTATAAATGCCCTATAATCATATACAAGGCTTGTTTAATAGGTTGCGGCACTGCGGCTGCATTAGCATACCCACAAACAAAATTTAACTGCAAAGCGTTCATTCTATCATAAACACTTGGCATAGTTTTAATCCTGAATCGTGCGGGGCTTCCGTAAATATCAACCTCGTAAGAACTTGCTGCAAGTGTTTGGATATTATTGTCTGAATCGTAATAGGTAATCGAACTAACAGAAATTAAAGGTGCTTTGTTGATATTCCAAACCAATAGATTTAGTTCGTCTTTATCAAATTGCATTGCCCATGTTTGACTAATTAACGGCATCCAAGTATGGCCCTCAACTAATCCACGCGCGGCAGTGATTAACGAGGTGATTAAATCGTCCTCTGTTGTATCATCTACGCGTAGAAATAGCTTAACCTCGTTTAAGGTTAAAGGTTCGGTTGCTGGTGCTGTTACTAATCTATAATTAGGCATTATTTTTTACCTTTTTTCTTTTCTGGTGTTTCGATTGGTTCTTTTACTACTGCCGTTTCTGTGGCTTCAACTTTTGGCACTTCAATTACTTCTTTGCTTGCCGCGTTTTCTGTAACCTCAATAGCATATCCACTTTCGATTAGTTCGGTTGCTAAAGTGTCGGCTATTTCAGCTTGTTCCCCTTGTCCGTATGCTAGGTTAAACCTACCTACTGGGCTTCTTTTAAATTGTACTTTCATTTTTATTTTAGTTTGGGGAGGCCGAAACCTCCCCATTTGACAAACTATATCAAATCATACCCCATGACAAGGTCTTATTAGGTAGTGGTAGCGTCTAAGATTGCACCGAATACCTCTGGTTTGGTAAATGCCATATCCCAGAATGTATTTGCAACGATACGCACTTGGCCAGTTCTTGCTAAAGTGTAAGGATCAATTGTAATATCCATACCACCAAATTGAGCTAAAACCGACTTTTGGAAATCTCCGCAAATGATAGCCGAACAAACTCCAGTGCTTGAACCTTTATCTAAGTTACTAGGCACGTTTGAAGTAATGGCAGTAATCTTACCATCAATTACACCAGGAGTACCAGTGAAATAGTTTTGGTAAGACATAATCATTGCGCCGCTTCCGCTTCCGATTTCAGTTTGCTTTAATTTCGCCTCAACTTTAGGGTTGATTAAAAATTTCAAGTTTTCAACGGTTGCATTAGCAGTACCTAATTTTTGCACTAATTCTAACATTTTAGCAAGTGTCGGCGCACCTCCATTGGTTCCGATTGCTACGTTTTGGATATTAGGGGTTCCTAATAATCCTAAAGGCTGGCCGTCTGCGTCTGTTCCATTGATATAAGCAGCTTCAACGGTTGCATAAATCGACTCTATCAAAGTTGTTAAAACTCTACCTTCTAATTGAGGGTTTTGGATTAACAATTGTTTACTCATAGGAATATAAGTTCCTAATCTATGAGGTGTTAATGGGCGGTAAGCGGTAGCTGGTGAACCATCGGCAAGTTCTGCGGTTTCTGTTCCCCAGCTTGATGTCGCACCAGTTCCAAAACCAGTTAAATCAACATTGTTTGAAAGGTTAGTTTCAAAAATAACTCCCAATGCTTGCAACACACGTTTTGCGTAAAGTGCATCAAATGCCCAGTTTTTATCTGTTTGGATAGTGTTACCTCCACCAGTTGCCGAACCCGCACTCATCGCACGTTTTTCGTTAACTACATTCATAACGCTTTCAGAAAGATAAATACCAGAAGTGGTAAAACCTTTTGAACGCGCTTCCTTCATTGATTCATCGGCAAGTTCTTTTTCTAAACCAGATAAAGGCTTGTTTTCAATCAATGAGTTAATGACATTAGCAAATGAGAAATTACGCATTTCGTTTTTCTCGCTATCACTCTTTCCGTTTGGTGACATTTTACGCGCTTCTAATGCTGCTTGCTCTGCATTTCGTTTTTCTAATTGCAAGGCAAGTTCTACTTCACCATGTAATTTTTCTTCGCTAGTCATTGCGTTTCTCAATTCTGTTTGTTCAGCATCGGTCAAAGTTTCTTTTGCCGATAATTCAGCTATCTTAGCTGTGAAGGTGCTGCGTTCTTCAATTAATTGTTTTGAAGTTTTCATTTATTTGGATTGTTTAATTTCTAATTTGAATTTCTCTTTTAATTCTTGTCCAGTTGGTTGTTTAGGCTTGCTAATATCTCTTGAACGTAAAGCTACTGAGGTCTGTGGATAGGCCGCAAATGTTACGGGGCTAACATCAAATAACTTTTCAAACTTGGTAATAGTCCGAACGTCTTTTTTGCTTCCGTCTGCTTGTACTACGTCATAATCCCACGCCTCACCGCTTGCCCTAAATGCAAATGATGAACCTTTAATAAAACCTAGCGCGATATTCTCAGCAACTTCTTTTGAACATTCGTTTTTAGCCCTAAAAGTATATTCTAAACCTTCGTTTGTGATACTTAAAACTAAGTCATCAGGTCGGCCAGTTGTGCGGCTCAATAAATCGTCTGTATCATGATTCATTAATGCTACCACGTCTGACATTTCGCAACCTTCAAACGCCCCTCGCGCAACTTTCTCAATATACCACCCCATATCGGTTTCTTGCTCAAATACGCAAGCTACGCCATGAATCTCAGGCATTATATCGCCTTCAATTTCTCTACGCTCAACCCTTCCAGATATTGCTCTCCTTTCGGCTTGGTCGCTTAATTTCTCTATATAGTCTTTCTCGTTTTTCATCTTAATTGGTCCCTCCATTCCCTGCGTTTTTTTGACTAGCTTGACTTTGGTCTTTTGATTGCCAAAATTCTTCACTCATGTCGGCAGGAATCATGTTTACTGGGTCTAATAATTTGTTTGCAGAATCTTCTTGAACGGTGTTAAGGTCTAAATACTTTCTACCCTCATTTGCTGTGATAAAGCCTGATAATCTTAGTCTTTGTAAGTAGGTTGAAATAGCTGAACTATCACCTCTCATTAATTGAGCCACCTCAAAACGGGCATCGAGTAGGTCCATTTCATCAAATCTGAACAGCTTTCTTTCAATTTCTTGCTCTAGTTTAACAAACCAAGGCATCAAACAATCTGTTACATACTCGATATTTAACTGCTCTAAGTTACTTGAACCCGTTGCACCTGCTTGTAACTTACTCAAAGGCATTCTAAACCAACGCGCAATATCTGCCACATTGAACTCTCTAGTTTCTACCATTTGAGATTCATTAGGCTGTGCCACTAGCTTTTGAAATTTTGCGCCTGAATGTAATAGTGCTATCCCATTATTTGAGCCGTTTTCGGTCTTATATGACTTACTAAATGAACCGACAATACTTTTAGCTTGGTTTTCATCTTTAACAACTCCAGGCACTTCAATATATCCTCCTAAAGTTGCACCAGTCCCAAAGAAACTACTAGCATAAGTTTGGACCGCCTTAGCAGCTCCGATTGATTCGGCGCCATAAACTAAAATTGATTTACCTACATATCCATCACCCATTCCGCGAATATGGAAAATATTATCTTCGCTAAAATTACCTATGATACCAGCTTCAATATCGTTAACCAAATAATATAATCTTTGGTCAATTATTGAAACGGTTACAAATTTTGGGTTTATGATGTATAAGTCTGTTGGTGTTGCGTTCTTATCCCTTTTAATTAGTGCATATCCATTACCATAAAGTAAAGCGTTCTTAATTAAAGTCTGTCTGAATGTAAAAGGGGTTGATAGGTTGCTAGGCATCTTATTTAAAAGTGCGCTTGCCCTATGTTTTGTTAGTGATTTATTGCCTTTAGAATCGTATTGAAACACTCTAAACGGCACTTTTGCGGTATCTTCTGAAATATTCCTTAAGCAAGAATAAAAAGAACTTACCATTATCGCGGTTTGGTCTGTAATGTTTTGCCCGCTTGGGTTCATTAACCCAGAAAAGAAACTTTGAGCCTGACTAAGTACATAGTTTTGCTCGATAAGGCCGCCATATGTAGCGGGTGCTTTGCGTTCCTCCCTTGAAATGTTAAAACCCAATATTCTCATATCGGGTTCAAAATTAAGCACGTTTTACGCGTGTTTTATCGATTGTTTAAGAATGTTACCTATTTTGTTACCTTGTACCAAATGGATTTCGCCTTTCTAAACGAATTAAAATTAGTGTATTTTACTCTGTTTTCCTTTGATTCATGCCACTTTTCTAACTCATTATAAAGTTGCTCCTGCGTTTTTTCTCTATTCTTTGGGTTTATTAGCATCTTAATAAATTTCCCGAAATATTGGCTTTGTGTCATAATTATTCTACATGAAAGGCGTAAGATTTAACAACTGGGTTTTCCTCCCAATATTGCAGCATTCGCCCGATTGCATTTATTGCGGCTGCGATTCCATCAATTTTATTTTTAGATTTGCCCTTTGATATTTTAGTGTTGCCATTGTCGTCTGGTTTTCTCATCTCTACATTGGAAAGCATCCACGCGGTTATCGGGTTGTTATCGTGTTCAATTTGGCCCTTCATTACATACTCATAAAACTGATTTGTAGGAATAGTTTGTTTGAATACTGATTGACTGAATGACTTTACCTCGATATTGTAATCGTTGTATAAAGTAGTAGCAAATAAAGTTAACCAGGCAGTATCATAGGCGATTGGTTTATAATCAAAGTTACCGCAAATATCTACTAAGTCACGAATAATAACATTTAGATCCGTTGCATCTCCTTCAGTTAACTTAATCAATCCTTCGCGCTCCCATTGTTTGAAATTAAGACTATCCGCTCGGCTTCTTTTGTCTGCCATTTCCTCGGGGATGTAGTATTTAAAAAACAATCTAACCTTTTCGCGGTTTTCATCTGGCACCGCAATACATACGGCTGAAAAGTCACCATTAACCGCGCCGTCAATGCCTATAAAACATTCTTGGCCATAATAATCTGACAACTTTAAATCTTTACCTAGTGCCTCCCATTTTTTTGAATCTATCCAAGTTGCTGAACTATCTGCCCAAATGTTTAATTTCTTGGTTATAAAATTGGGTTGCTTGTGTGGTTCATTGACTGCCTCGGTAAAATCAACTATAAAATTTTCTTCCAAAACTGATACGCCCCAATTTGGATTAGCGATTTTCCAAACTTCTGGGTTTCTCCAATCTACTTTGCCCTTTTTTTCTGGTGCCGCGTAGATTAAAATTAAATGTGAATCATCTTCAATCAACCCGTCTAAAATCTTTTTACAAGTTTTTAAATGTTGGTGGTAAACTCCGTTTTTATCTGTACCCGCCGTTGAAATTGAAATAAATAGAGGTTGCTCTCTTGCACCCATTCCCGACTTTAAATTATCCCTTAACTCATTGGTAACTTGCAAGTGTTCCTCGTCAAATATCACTACACTCGCACCCTTTCCCTCGGTTGCATCGGCCTCGCTTGAAATGTACCTTATGTAAGTTTCGTTTTTCTTTGCGATTAATCTATGTTGCCTTTGTGTATATCGTGCTGCAAGTGCTGGAATCCTCTTAACAATTGATTTTGCAGCCTCGAAACAAATTGCCGCCTGGTCTTGTGTAGTTGCAGCCATGAATATCTGCCCGCGTTCGTCTTTATCTAGGTAGCTACAAGCTAGTGCAATCGCCGCCCCTAATTCAGTCTTACCGTTTTTCTTAGGAACATTTAAAGTAACTTGCTTAAATCTTCTTAATCCTGACTCTCTATTTACCCACCCGAACATTATTGCTATAAAAAAAGCTTGCCAATCTTCTAATAAGAATGGCCTGCCTGCCCATTTGCCTTGAGTAAATTCTAAACACTCAATGAAAGCTATATACTTATTCGCTATTTCTGGTTTAAATTCAAACTTGCCGCCGTTCTTGACTTGGTTTAAGTGCCACGCGACTAACTGGCTAATCCATTTCCCATGATTAACTTTTTTAGATTGAATATTGTTTATATAGCGTTCGTATTTAGTCATTTAGTTTCCAATAATCACTTGGTAAAACCTTTTTAATAAACTTTTGATTTAAATAACTAAAGTATAATTTTTTTAATAAACACATAGAATCAAAATAAAGAATCCAGTGTTCGCCGTCTTTTGCAGACCTTTCATATACTTTAGTTATTCTTTTCTTTTCTGAATGTATAAATTGTAGTGCGCTCATTTTATTGCTCGTATTTAGTCATTAAAATTCAATTTTTCTTTCTAGTTCTCTTAGCGCATTTTTTATTTTAATATTATCTTTAATTGCGTTTTCTT